GCGCCACAATCAGGGCAGTTGCCGCCGCCGGTCTGACCGCAGGCGGTGCAGACTTTTTCCACTTCCTGTTGCGCCACTGGTTCAGGCTGTTTCGTTTCTGGCTCGTTTTGTAACGCATTTGGGCTGTTTTGTTCCGCTTTTTGGTAGTTCCGTTCCGATTCATGCTGGTTCTGGTTTACAGAATCGCGGGTCTGGATCCCCTTAACCCATTTCGGATCATTCGGGTCGCTAATCCCTGCAACAAATTCTCCGCGAGAGGCAGCAAGCAACTTATCGGCGTCAGGCTGGCTGATATTGGCTGCCTGCATAATTTTGTTTACTTCGTCAGCGGTAACTTTTACCGGCTCTGGTTGTGCGGTCGTGTCAGATGCACCAGTATTTTGTTGTGAACCTGAGTATGTACTGTTTTTGCGGGCGAAATATTCTTCTTTCGTGATTTCAGTAGCCCCGGCAGCCAGTGCCTTATCCAGACCAGAAAGTTTGTTTGCGCGACCGTATTTTTCGCCATCCTTGTCGGTGAAGAGGAAGTAGAACGGCCCCTCACGCTCTACAGATGGTTCGACTTCCACTTTGCATTCGGTTTTTTCGTTGTCCGGAATTGCCGTTTCCACTGCATCAGTTTCTGGTACTGACGACGAGAGAGTATCAGTTGCGCTCTGATTTGTTCCTTCATCTTCAAACACGCCCTTTGTAGTCAGGTATTCAGTAATGTATTTGTTCAGTGCCACAGGGTCTTTGTGAATGTCGATCGGACGTTCACGGACAAGGCCAAAAATAGTCTGGCGGTCGTAGCGAAGGGCATCAGGCTGTTTGCGCATTGATGCCGAGATACGCTTCCAGTCTTCGCGGTCGTTGTCGATAACTTCATTTTTTGCCCAGCGATGGATGCTGCCGTCAATGTTTCCGGCATCCACATCACCAGGCCAGAGAGCGTAGGCCAGTTCGTCATCCAGTGTTTTCCATGTCTGCTTGTATTCGCGATGAATGGCAGCAATGACCGGGCTGATTTTTCCTGTTGAATTTTCAGTGTGCTGTTGATTGGTTCTGGCGCGGGCGAGATCAACAACAGACGTGTATTTTCCGGTTTCCTTGCGTTCACCTTCGCGACGTTTTTTCCAGATGCGCATCTCTGCCTGAATTTCGGGCCATTTGGCACCAGGCTTACATTTATGCTTAACCCACCCGATGGCATGCAGCTTAAGCTCCGGATACATGGCGTTAACATCTGGCATTTTCATCAACGCTTCAACGATATGTCCGTCGAATGTTGCCATGTCTTCCTGCAACAATTCCTGTGCGCTAATAACCATATCAACGGTGATGTTTTCACATGTGTCGAACTTAACCATGACAGCGTTCTGTACTTCAGGGGCCAGCTTGTCAAAAGTGACGTTCATCGGATCGGATTCAGTCTCAACCGGGACAAAGGAAGCAGACTCCTCATCCCAGCGGTTTTCCTGCATATATTCAGCATCCCAGGAATCGAGGGCAGGGCGGGGTATACCGGGTTTATCCTCGCAAACAAGAAATTTATAAGCGCAGTCCTGAGCAGCCGGATAATGTTCCAGGAATTGCCAGTGAAATTTTGCTCGAGCACGGCGTTCGTCGCCAGCTTCAATGGCAGTGGCTACAGCGACTGCACCTTCTTCCTTTATTGCCTGTTCGTCCGGAATGGCGGCGCAAATAAAGACTTTACTCATTTTGTTTTACCTCATTACAGATTTAAGGGTGAACAAATCCCTGCCATTGCTGGCATATAAGAATGAAATCGGATGTTTATTACGGAACTGTTTTAAAGACCTGCCGGGATTTCGTTATTATCCTGGTGAATAACTTTATCGACCGGGTAACAGTTACCGGGAATTTTCTGTTCGGTTGCTGCAGTCACACACTCCTGCATTGTCCTGTGAACACTGACTGCAATATCAACTGGCTCTCCGGAAACAAGAAAAACTGTCAGAACAAGTGCAAATGCTGTATTCATTGCCAGCATCCTTTTTGTATCGGACGTAAACGGGCCAGCATTGAAAGAATGCATATTTTATTTAATAGCTCCCGTTCGTGTTTTCTCTTGTTAATGGCATCTTCAGTAAATACAGGGTTACTGATAGTGACACCAATTTCAAAACAACCTTCAGACGTATTAACGTTTGGTAATAACGTTTCCATTATCGCGTCCTCAACAATGAATTTTGTGATGCAGTGCCTGGTGCCTCCAGGTGACGTTAACCAGTTAACAATTAACGCCGGATACAGAGAATCCACCCATAACACTGTTTTTGGTTTTAACTGTTCCGCGTGCGCTCAGCCGCATTCACCACATCACAAAATTCACTTTAAAAAGGGCGGCAGAGCAGTCACGGAGTAAAACTGATACCGCCAAACGTCACCAGAAAATTGATAACAGAGGGCGTTGCAGCGGGGTTGTCACTTAAGCGTATGGTCAACCTGACAACCCGGTGTCCTCAACGGGGAAGGAATGACCCCGCCATACTTACCGCCGCGCCATTTCGCGGATTGCCACAACCGGAAGCGCACGATCGAATTAAATTTAACGACGACCTATACAGAGAGACTAACTTCGCCGGGCGCTTTCGTGTTATGCCCTGACTTTTCAGGGATATATCCTTTTCAGTAAACTGTCAGTGCCGGATTCTTATCCGTGTCCGGCGCACGCACTCTACCTCACCTGTGAATAAATTAATGATTAATTGATATTTTGTTGTTTGATTCAACTTTCCCATCGGATGTGTGATGCTTTAAATCACAGGAATTAATACTGCTCGCTGTAAAATGATTTTCAAGGGGAGCTATTCGAATCCCTTTCTTTTTCATTAACAAGCCAAATCCTTTATTAATGATGTCCATTAATTCCAGGAAGTATTTTTCATGTAAATCCTGGTTATCAGAGAGCTGCTTCTCTTCGTACAGACCGATAAAGGCACGACGCACGTTACCGGATATAGTATCGATGGTTTCTTTTTCTACGGTACTCAGGTCAAGAGTCGCCAGTTGAGAGCGAACCACATTCGATGCCATTTCCTGGAATGGTACTGGTAAATCTTTAAATTCCATCGTCAACCTCATCAGTCAGTGTTTCTGGTTAACCAGCGACGCGCGCCAGCTTCAGTTTTAAACGTTTTGCTTCTGGTATACGTCATCGCGGTAAACGTGCCGTCCTGGTTGGGAAACACGCCGTACACCAGAGATTCGTTGTTGCCAAGATCGATAGTATCCATGCTGACCTCATTTCCCCTTAACGCTGGGGTAGCGGAACTAAAAACCTGCTGCGCTGTTATACAAAGTGTTCCCGCCGTCATGTTCATACGCCTCGGGCTGGCTACTTACCCCCTGACCACTGCTTGGTAACTCGAAGTATTGCCCGGCGTTCTGTGGGGCGGGGTGGGTTGGTATGTTGTTAAGGTAACAAGAGTTACCTTTCGAGTCAATGCAATGTTGCAAAAGGTACATTTGAGGGCATGAAAAACCCGCAATGAATGCGGGTTCTGACTCAGTCTAAGTATTGATGTATTTGTGAAACTTTACCTTTAATGGTGTAACCACCATTCAGTTCGATGGGTTTGTAAAGCGGATTCAGTGACAACAGATAGATGTTTGGTCCGTCAATCGCAACTTTTTTTAGTGTTACGTTTGGCGTTCCTTCCAATTGGATTAAGATTATTTTTCCCACCAGTTCTCTAATGTTACTTGAGCATGGTGTGATCAGCACGGTAGATCCGTCGGGGATGGTTGGGAGGCCGTTAGAGTTTGTCATCGCATCTCCCTCAACATGCAATAAAAAAGAGTTTTCAGCGGTTTTTGTCATGACATCAACCCAATTCTTAATACCAGGAATCTCGGTTACTGGACAACTCATATCCCAATAACCAGCCTGTTCCCACGTTAAAACGGGCAACCGGGCGATGTTGTCACTAATGTAAGGGTACTGATTCAGACGCAGATCATCGGCTTTATCGTGACCGTCCTTTCCATAAAGAATCCATTCAGGAGATTTGGAAAGCAATTTTGACAGTAGATACAAATTCTCACCGTCAGGTTTTGAAGAGCCATTTTCCCATTTTGTTACGGATACACGAGATATGCCGATTGCTTTCGCAACCTGCTGTTGGGTTAATCCAACGTCTTTTCGACGATTCCGAATACGTTCGCTGATAGTGTTTTTCATGTAACCAATGTTACTACCAAGTGATGTTGCTATGGTTGACATTGTTATGTAACTATTGTTACCATTCTACTCGAAATAACAGGAGAGTTTTATGTTCAAAGATGATGTTCTGCGCTATTTCAAAAAAAAGCGACTAGTAGCTGAGGCTCTTGGAATTTCACATGTGGCTGTTGTGCGGTGGAAAGCAGTTATTCCCAAACTTCGCGCAATGGAACTGGATGAAATTACTAACGGTGAATTGAAATACAACCCAGAACTTTACAAGAAGCAGGATAGCACCTCAAACGAAGGAAAGAATGATTCATGAAAATCAAGCATGAACACATCCGCATGGCGATGAATGTCTGGGCGCATCCGGACGGCGAAAAAGTACCGGCTGCGAAAATTACCAAAGCGTATTTCGAGCTGGGAATGACGTTCCCGGAACTGTATGACGACAGCCATCCGGAAGCCCTAGCCCGTAATACCCAGAAAATTTTCCGCTGGGTAGAGAAAGACACCCCTGATGCAGTTGAAAAAATTCAGGCGTTGTTACCAGCGATCGAAAAGGCAATGCCACCTTTGCTGGTGGCCAGAATGCGCAGCCACAGTTCAGCTTATTTTCGGGAGCTGGTGGAGACGCGGGAGCGACTGGTGAGAGACGCTGATGATTTTGTAGCAGTGGCAATCGCCGGTTTCAATCAGATGAACCGTGGTGGCCCGGCAGGAAATGCTGTGGCAGTTCATTGACTGACAATAGCCATATCGAATCGCTTCCGGCAACTCGTGAGTAAAAAGATTCGGTATCAGAAGAGGTGAGTATGGCTAACGCCTGGCTCAGATTATGGCATGACATGCCAAATGACCCTAAGTGGCGAACAATTGCCAGGGTGTCAGGGCAGCCAATTGCAACAGTGATGGCAGTGTATATCCACCTCCTGGTGAGCGCGTCACGAAATGTCACGCGAGGTCACATTGATGTCACGACAGAAGATTTGGCAAGTGCGCTCGACGTGACAGAAGAGGTAATTGATTCAATTTTGCAGACGATGCAGGGGCGGGTACTTGATGGTGATTTAATCACTGGATGGGAAAAACGCCAGGTGCTGAAAGAGGACAACGGCAATATTTCGCAAACCGCAAAATCTCCGGCAGAGCGCAAGAGGGCGCAGCGAGAGAGGGAAAGAAAGCGGGAACAAAATGGCGATTGTCACGGCGAGTCACGAAATGTCACGCACATGTCACGACGAGTCACGACAGATAAAGATACAGATAAAGATACAGATCAAGAAGATCAAAACACTATGGTCCATGGCGTAAAAAACGCCACGAACCAGGCAGGGGATGTTCAGACCGTCAATCCTGGTCAGCCAGCAGGCACGACACCGGAAGCCGATTCAGCGTATGCGCTGAAAGCCGATTCGGGCGCTGTGCAGCAGGTGATGACCGCAAGGCAGGAGCAATCACACCAACTTCAGCAGCCTGAAGCCGATTCCGCCATTCAGCGGGAAGCCGATCGGGTAGTCCCGGAAAACACCGGTCAGTCTGTGGGACGAGTGGATTATCCGGATGTGTTCGAACAGGTCTGGCGGGAGTACCCGTTGCGTGCTGGGGCAAACCCGAAGAAATCCGCTTTCAGTGCCTGGAAGGCCAGATTACGCGAGGGGGTGCCACCAGAGGCCATGCTGGATGGCGTGAGGCGTTACGCAAGATACTTGGCGGCTACCGGGAAAACGGGAACGGAATTTGTTCAGCGAGCGACGACGTTTTTTGGACCGGACCGGAATTTTGAGAACCCCTGGTTGCTCCCGGTAAGCGGCACGAACAACCAGCGTTGTGTGAATCATATTTCTGAACCGGATAACGAAATTCCGCCGGGCTTCAGGGGGTAAGTGTTAATTTCTGGTCATGAGGTAATTTTCAGGAGGGCTTGTGGCAAAAGTTTTTACACAAGAAGAGCGGGAAAAAATTAAAGGGCAGGCTCTTGAACTCGTACGCCAGAGTGGGCGCGAGACGTTACGACAACTGGAAGCTAAAACTGGGGCAACAAGATATCTGATGAGCGTTCTGGCCAGAGAGCTGGTTGCCAGTGGCGATGTATACAACTCTGGTTACGGGTTATTCCCGTCTGAACAGGCGCGTAAGGACTGGCAAAATACCCGTAAAAAGCTCTCAAGGGCAAAGCTGAAGAAACCTGCAGTGGTTGATCCGGACCTTATCTGGTCGTTACCAGACGGCGAAATACGCCGCTACGACAGGCACCAGAACATAATTTGTCGTGAGAGCAGGAGGAGCGAAGTTATGCAGCGTGTGCTGGCGTTCTATCGGGGAAACTTTCAGGAGGTGATGGAGTGAGGGTGAGAGTTTATATTGCCGGTCCAATGACGGGATATGAAAATTTCAACCGTGAGGCATTTCACAAGGTGGAAGAGGAACTGAAACGGGAAGGGCATACCGTCTTAAACCCGGCAGTACTTCCGGACGGGCTGACACAGCCGCACTACATGGATATTTGCATGGCAATGATTCGTTGTGTGGATGCGATTTACATGCTGAATGGCTGGCAGCGGTCAGCGGGCGCTAAGGCAGAGCTGGCACTGGCGGAGAAACTGGGGCATGCGGTGATTTATCAGGAGGTGGCTCAATGAGAGAGGTTAACTATGAGGCGCTTCGTGAGGCAGCACAAAACTATCAGTCGACGCTGGCGTGGTATCAGGCTACCCCGGACAGCCCAAATGCTGAACGGGATTGTGATGCGGCTCTTGCTGCGTTTAAGCGTCATATCCGTCATCGGGAAGCGGATATTATCGCTGGTTTGCTGGATGGACTGGAAGAAGCAAAATCACAACTCAACGAGCAGCGTGAGTATTACGAAGGCGTTATCTCTGATGGGAGCAAGCGTATTGCTGAACTGGATGCGCGGGAAGTTCAATTACCGACTCGCTACGACCTTCGATATGGACACCCGATAAATGCAGATGAGCGACATGTCATGATACCTAAAGAAAATGGCAGTTGGCTTTACCTGATTGACCTAGAACACGCATTACGCGTCGCTGGCATTCGCATCAAAGGAGAGGAGCATGGAAATAAAACCAGAGGATGAGTTAAGCAATATCGTTTTATTTCCGGTAAAAGAGGATGACCCTCGTAATCAGGTTAATTTTCTTTATGAGCCATCGGAAAGACCATATTGTCATCACGCCTCTGTCCGGGTTGACGAAAAAGAGCGTCAGGTCCGCTGTAAAATCTGCGGTGCAGTTGTGGAGCCATTTGACTGGATGCTCTCTGTGGCGAAAAGAGAAACTAGGCTGGCAGATGATGTAAAGCTATTGCGCCAGGAGGAACAGGAAAGGCGGAAAAATATAGAAAAGTTAATTCAGATTGAGCGTAACGCGAAAGCGCGGATACGCAGGGTGACAAAATCCAGAACTGAATAAATAAATTTAGCGCTGTAAATAAAATCTAATCCTTAACTGGAGGTGTATTTATGTTAAATACACAGAAAGCCATTAATGCGGAAAAATATAACGAGTGGGCAAGAAAATTCTCTGAGCAGATTTTTAAAATTACTGGCGATGAGAATGCGGCAAAAAATGAATTAGAACCGTGGACGCCTGAAGGAGCCGACCCAAATTATTGCTGGAGGGAGGTTGATCCAGTTGATGCTGCAAATGAAGCTATGAGTTATCACAACGATTAATGTCAGGAGGCCGCCCGAAAGGGCGGTAATGAATGGTCACATTATTTAGAAAAAATATCCGCGAAAGAGTAGAACAACAGAATTTCTGTTTCTCATTCTGTTTATCGTGTTGATGATACCGATATCCCCGTTAATCCTAGTCTGGATAATCGGAAAAATAATTGAGCCAGTTATTGAATTGTATAACGACGTGGTATGGGCGTCATTCAACACACTGCACAATAAAATTAATCCGTATAAGGAAAACTGATATGGCAACTTTGACAAAAAAAGAACGGGCATGGTTGAACGAATTACAGGAAGTTCTTGATCGCTGTCCATCACCGAAAAAAATTGGCTTTTACACCATTGGCGATAAAAGCATTTACCTGTATGACCTACGCCGCATGGATGAAATCATGGAGGCTCTTGATAATCGTTCGTCGATGGATTGGTGTGTTGCTGTTCATGATATGAATGCAGGGTTTGATGAAAAGATTTTGTTCCCCTCATCAGTTGAAAGCACTGCGGGTTAAGGAGTAACACATGACCACTATTACCAAAGAACGTATTGAATTGTTCATTAAAAATCCGCTTGAAAACGGGCTTACCCGTGGTGAACAAATGGAACTGGCACGGATTGCGCTGGCATCGCTGGAAGCAGAGCCGGTGGCAAAGATTATAGCTCATTACCCATTAGGGGTTGACGTAGGCAAACAAAAATTTGTACAGGCCATTAGAGAGCTTCCTGACTTTGGCGGATATCTATTTGCCGCCCCTCCAGCGCCGATAGTGCCGGAAGAAATGTATTGGCAGGATGCGCCAGTTGAAGGCAGCAGCAAAGCGGCTGCATACGCTACAGGCTGGAACGATTGCCGCGAAGCCATGTTTCAGTCCGGAAACTTTCGGGAAAATAAAGATTCGTCAACCAATAATTTTCGGAAAATCCCTGAAGCGTCAACCAGCTCTCCGGTAACTCCGGCTCTTCTGCCTGGTGGTTTCACCATTGAGGAGGCGAAGGAATTACATGAAGACCTGGCACGCAGCCACATAAGCAAGGCCTTAAGTGGCGAAAAGATGAAAAAGAAAGATCGCGATGCTGATTTGCGCTGGATTCATGGCGTTATAGTTCAGGCAGCGTGGTTTGTAAAAGCATCACTGGAGCAGAATGCACTATCGGGCAACTATCCGGTAACTCCGGATAGTTGGATAAGCTGTAGTGAGCGAATGCCGGATACCAAAACAGCCGTTCTTGTTGCCAGGGATTTTGGCAGGAAAGGTGACTGGCGAATGAAATGGGCGACTTACATCCCGGGGCATCCTGACGCTAATGATGGGTGGATAATACCTGGTGCGTCGTGGATACCATCACACTGGATGCCTCTACCAGAACCGCCGCAGGAGGTGCGCCAATGAACTGGCCTGAAGCATTTGCAATTACAGGCGTTGCTATGGCTATCGCTTTTTTAGTATATGTTATTTGTCGGTGAGGGTAAAAACGTTCGCCGGGATTAACACCAAAGGAGGGAATATGTCGGATGATATATCACTGGCAATGGAAGGTGCGCTGGCTGTTGTTGCTGTTGTGGGCGTTTACTGCCTGGTTGTGTTTTTGATGGATCGACTAGGGAACTGAATTCATTACGATATGGGAATTCCCATATCGGGTAAAAACGGTTTGCGGTAAAGCGAGAGTTAAGTAGAATTGCTGCGGGTGCTTGAGGCTGTCTGCCTCGGGCATGCCACCGTAAGGCAGACAGAGAAAAGCCCCAGTTAACATTACGCGTCCTGCAAGACGCTTAACATTAATCTGAGGCCCAATCTATGCTTCACAAACGTAGGTTAGCCTCTTACGTGCCGAAAGGCAAGGAGAAGCAGGCTATGAAGCAGCAAAAGGCGATGTTAATCGCCCTGATCGTCATCTGTTTAACCGTCATAGTGACGGCACTGGTAACGAGGAAAGACCTCTGCGAGGTACGAGTCCGAACCGGCCAGACGGAGGTCGCTGTCTTCACAGCTTACGAACCTGAGGAGTAAGAGACCCGGCGGGGGAGAAATCCCTCGCCACCTCTGATGAATCAGGCATCCTCAACGCACCCGCACTTAACCCGCTTCGGCGGGTTTTGTTTTTTCCTGGCATTCTGGTTTACAATTCGCACGCCAGCCTGAACAACTGGCACCTGCTGCGCCAGCAGAGACAACCGATGGCGCACGATACCAAATTATACAATTCTGATGATTCTGCCGTCTTTGCCAGCAGGCGCGGACGGTGTTTTCACGCATTCAAATCTGACTGGTACCAGCATCCCCCATGCACTGAAGAACAGGCCGAATGGCTCATTCAGTGTTACCGCAGGCGCGGATGCGAGGTTAAAAAAGCCCTTAGCCTCGACTACCGTCACTGGATAATCTCCGTCAGGCTCCCTTACTCCGAACGGCCACCGCGTCCGTCCCGCACATTCCAGCAACGGATCTGGAGGTAATGTGCGGGTATTACTTCGACCTGTTCTGGTACCGGAACTCGGTCTGGTTATCGTTAAGCCAGGCCGTGAATCCATGCGGGTATTTCATGGCGGCAGGGTGCTGGTGGAGTCTGAACCGAAAAGCATGCGTAATCTGCCGTCCGGGGTCGTTCCTGCCGTTCGCCAGCCGCTGGCGGAAGATAAATCATTACTGCCATTTTTCAGCAATGAGCGTGTGATTCGTGCTGCTGGTGGCGCTGGTGCACTGTCTGACTGGTTATTACGTCACGTTAAATCCTGCCAGTGGCCTCATGGTGATTATCATCACAGCGAAACTGTCATACATCGTTACGGTACCGGCGCGATGGTGTTGTGCTGGCACTGCGACAACCAGCTGCGCGACCAGACATCCGAATCACTTGAGCAACTTGCTCAACAAAACCTGTCAGCATGGATGATTGACGTCATCCGCCACGCAATGAATGGCATACAGGAACGGGAATTATCGCTGGCTGAATTATCCTGGTGGGCAGTCTGCAATCAGGTGGTGGACGCATTACCTGAGGCAGTATCGCGTCGTTCTCTGGGATTACCGGCGGAAAAAATCCGCTCCGTATACCGTGAAAGCGACATCATACCGGGAGAACAGACCGCCACCAGCATACTGAAGCAGCGCACAAAAAATATTGCGCTACCGCCTCACACCCACCAGCAACAGAACCCACCACAGGAAAAGACGGTGGTCAGCATTGCCGTTGATCCGGAGTCTCCGGAATCCTTCATGAAACGACCTAAACGTCGCCTCTGGGTAAATGAGAAATACACACGCTGGGTAAAGACACAGCCGTGTGCGTGTTGTGGTAAGCCAGCGGACGATCCTCATCATCTGATTGGTCATGGTCAGGGTGGAATGGGAACAAAATCCCACGATATTTTCACGCTACCGCTGTGTCGGGAGCATCACAACGAGCTTCATGCGGATCCGCTGGCGTTCGAAGAAAAGCATGGTTCCCAGGTTGATTTAATTTTTCGTTTTCTTGATCACGC